TATAGACGATTCAAAGTCTAGTAATGATTTACCTGCACTTGCTACTTGTTGTAATGAAGCACCAAATAGTTTAGCTTGTGTAATTGCTTTTGCAATATTTGCAGGATTTGCACCTAAATTTGCTCTAACTGTACCTGTTACTTTACCTGTTTCTTCTAATATTTCTCTTAAGTCAAATTGAACTCCTTCTTGACGTTGAAGTTCATAACTTGTTCCTAATACATCTTTATAATTGGATTCAAAACTTTTACCAGTTAAAGTTGAAGCGGCTGCTAAATTACCTGCAGCCTCAGATGATAACCCTACTACTTTGGTTAGTTGGGTCATTGTAACTAACGTGCTAGATGCAAAATTTGTTATAAAACCAAATTGTTTATTTAAACTAGAAAATGACTCTAAAAGTTTAGAAGCAGTAACGTTTATATCTCCTGATAGTTTGGCAGCAGTTGATAAATTTGATCTAAAACTTGTAGCTTCATTTGAAGATAAAGCCATAGATTTTTGTAACTCTACAGATTCTTTATTAACTTTTCCAAAAGCACCAATTAATTCTGTTATTAGATATATAGGGCTTAGGGCTTTTGTAAGTGCAGGACCTAGGGATTTAATTCCCGCTATCATAGGACTCATAGATTTACCTATACCCGGAAGGAGGTTATTTGATGCTTGTATTCTAGAGGCTTTAGAAGCATCTGAAAATGCAGATGTGAAATTTCTTAAACCTGGGATTGATTTAGATATATCTTCTAGACCACTAAATAATTTAACACCCGAAGATTTGTTTATTTCGGCATTTATGTTTTGTAAGGTTTTTAATCGATCTTCTTCAGTTCTAAATTGTTCTAATATAGAATTTTTTAATTCATCCGATATATCTAAACCATTTCTTTGGGCTTGGTTTATATCTTCTTCAACTAAAATTCTATTTAATTGAGTATTTTCTATTTGTTTTAATACACTTTTACTTACATCAGACCCATTATTTAAGTCCATTTGAATTTTTACAGCACCTCCTAAACTTCTAGTAGCTTTACTTATAGAATTTACAATATCCCTTTCATAAGATTTAGCTATTTTTTTAGACATAGTATCAATACCGCTTGCACCATCTACAAAATCTTCAAAGGTTTGGGATATTTGTTCTGCTAAGGTTTTAAAAGCATCTTTTAAAAAACCAGTTTGTTCAACTTGATCCCTTAATAATTCATTACCTTGTTCTATTTCTTCGTTAGTAGCCATATAATTTAAATATATGTTATAAATATGGAAAAGAGCAACTATTTGTAGCTGCTCTTCCCTTCATATTGTTGACTGGCTTGTGCAAATGCCGGAGTATTTACTTTTCCATCGGGTCCTATTAAGTTAGTTTGACCTTCGGGAGTTTTACCTTCAGATGCCGCTTTTTCTTCTTCATAAAATTTTTTAATTTCATTAAAAGTAAATTTACGAAGCCATATAGGCATGTTATATATAGTACTATAATCATATCCCCCTTTACCATGAAATAATATTTGATGGATTTGGGAAAATAGGTTCATCCTTACCTGAGAGGCAATATTAGATGTCAGGCCAAAAAAAGCTAAGTCCAATAGGGACTGTTACCTCCTCTCCACTATCTAAGATATAGTTCATATCAACATCGGGTTGGATATTTTTAATATATTCTCTTAAAGCTCTAGAATCTCTAGCTAACAAATAATTATCTACGAATTCTCTGATTTCTTTAGTACCCGTTTCTCCATCTACTGAAGTAATCATATATTTTAAACGAGTAGATAAATCAGGTGATGCTTCTTTGTTTAATTTTTTTAAACCTGCTAATTCTCTTTCGATTTTTGATTCATCATTACCAGTTAAAATCTTAAATGTAATTTTAGCTTCTGTACTAGGTAATGTATAATTAAATTCATTTTTACCTTTAGTGATTAGGGATTCATCAAAAAGTTTATTTTCAAGTGTAGATAAGTCTATAACTTGTTCTTCACCTTTTACATCTACCTTATATTCTTTACCATATCCTAAAATACGAGCAGCAATTAAAATAGCATTTTTATCTCCAACTATTAAGTCTTTAATATCTATTTTAGATACGATAACAGATTCTAATAATTTGTCTAATACGGTACCTTTTTGAATGTAAGATTGGTTGGATAAAATATCTTCTTCCTTAGCGGTCATATATTTTATTTCTACTTTACCGCTTGATAAGGGATTACCACTTGGGTAAACTAAACCTTTAGAGGGTAATTCAATTTCTTCCGTTGGGAATTTAAATTCGGCCATAGTCTTTATTTGGTTATAACTTTATTGTTCTAGTATAAATATGAATATAAAAAAGGACCTAACATGAGCCAAGTCCTTTTTAAAAATTTATATATTTCTTTTAGAAATTTAACACACAGTAATCTGGTTGTACTTCCATTGTAATTTCTTGAGCAGCATTTTCAGTATCCCAATTATATTCTCCAAAGTTAGCACTAGTAATTAAAGCTCCTTTGATGACCCATTCTGATACGATATCTCCTACAGGACCTAATACGTTAAATGTTAAGTCTTTTTTATAGAAATCGCTATAACCGTCTCTACCAGTTACTGATTCATGGTGTAATCTTACCCATTCCATTACTGATTGTGCACCTGAAGGTGTAATTGGATCAAATAATGTAAATGAGATAGGACCCCATGTTGTTTTACCTTTCACAAAACGTTGAACGTTAATGTGATTTAAAGCTACTGTTCCTTGAGATAAGGTAACTGCTCCCATTCCCTTTACAATATATGATGGAAAACCATCCATGTACATAATAAACCTATTCTTTTGTTTTGGTTCAAATGCTGTGTAAAATATTTCGTTTGGATCTAATACTGCCATTTTATGTATGTGTTAATTTTATTTTGTTATAAATATATTAAATTTTAACCTTATGCTGGAAATGTTGCTCCAGTTGGTAATATATTAAAGTCTAATATTATGAATTCAGCTGTTTTAGTTGGTTGGATAAATATTTGACCTAACAATTCGTTTCTATCAATTACATCTGGTGTATTGTTAGTATCATCCATTACTACTTTAAACGCATATAATCCTTGTCTCTGTTGTACTGATTCTAAATATGGGTTAACTTGTGTTAAGAAGTTATTTCTAGTAGCAATAGTATTTTGTTCAAATACTAATGTATCAGATACTTGAGAGATGTAGCTTTTTAAAGCAATTAACAATCTTCTAACATTTACACGGTCTAAAGCACTTGCACGTTTTTGTAATGTTTTTTGTCCGAATACTACTACTCCTGTTGATGGGAATGTAGCAATTGGATTTACATTAGATGCGTATAAAGTATCTCTTTGACCAGCAGTTAATTTTCTTTCAGCTTTAAGTACTTGACCTAAACCTCCTCTAGTAATACCTGCAGGTGCGAACCATGGCTCACTTGATGCGTCGGTATATGCATATACTCCGGTAATCATCGTTGAAGCTGGCACGAACACTAATTCTCCAGTATTTGGGTCAACTGTTTGAACCCATGGCCAATATGCCGCAGCATAACTGTTATCAAATCCAGATGCTTTTCCAATTACATTTGTTACTGATGCTCCATATCCGTATAAATCGATTATAGAAATATTATCACCTCTAGATATTGAAGTATTAACTAAATTTGTAATTTGAGTAGCGTGGTCGTTGTGATTTAAACCAGGTACTGAAATTATGTTATATTGAAATTCATCTTGGTTAGAAAGTAATGCAATAGCATTATCATAATCAGTTCCTATTAAACCTTGTACATCTGATGAAGAAATAGCAGTATAAAAATTAGCAGCTCTTCCAGTTGGTTCATTTGAACCAACAGCACCACCAAACGATCCTGATCCTGCTAATGGGATAGATCCTGTATATTCTGATTTAGCACTTCCTAAGTTATTAAAATAGTTAGGTGTGTTTGTGTTTACAGATTTTACTCTTACGTATCTTGATGCATTTGCATAAGAACCTGATTCTTGAATAAACCAATCTGTACCTTCATTTCTTAAGTTTAGTTTAACATCTCCTATTACTTTTGAAATATAATTAGATGCATAAGGATCTAATGATAAATTATTGTAAGATTCTAATACTACTTTAGAATTTGGAATATCATTACCTCTACGGATTAATAAACTAAATGTTCCTGATGCTATATTAGAACTTGCAATTTCCCAACGGATATTATCTGATGAACCTAATGCTAGAGAACCACTAGTTTCTGTTGAAGTAGAGTTCATTATTTCACCTTCAGAAATTGTTTCTAAAACAAAAGCAGGAGTTGCATCTCCATTGTCTATATCTGTAGAAGTTGCTGATGTAAATGAACCAGATGTTACTCTAGTTACTAATAAACTAACACCTCCATTTTGGAAATAGTTGTTTGCTGAAATTGAGGTTAAGTAAGAGTATACATTTGATCCACTTTCTACAGTAGTACCAAATATAGCATTATATTCACTATATGAAGTAACTAAAGTTGGTATTTCAACTGGACCTTTTGAAGTAGGACCAATAATGGCCGCACCAAATTCTCTTGGTCCTTGTGTTACTTGTGATTGGTCATTTTCTCTTGCTAAAACGCCTGGAGATAATAATGTTTCTGCCATTTTATAAGTTAATTAAGGTTATTTTAGTTTGTGTTTTGTTATAAATATGACATTTTCTTCTAAAAAATTACTTGTTACTAGTAAATTCTCCAGTACTTATATCTACATTTCCATCCCCATATTTCTCTTGTAACTCTTTTGCAAATTTTGATTGTTCATCTTGAAGATCTGAAAATTGGTTTAAAATATTAACTTTTTGTCCTTCTAAAATTTGTTTTTGAACTTCAATTTGTCCTAATAAAAGGGTAATTTGGTTGGTTTTTGTTTGAATTTCTTTTAAAGTTTCTAATTCTTTTTCTGTTAGTTTTTGTGGTTTCATGTTAGTTTTTGTTTTAAGCACTTTTTATTGTAAAGATTTTATTGATTCATTTATAACTTGATCTCAATATGAATAACATACGAAAATAAATGTACCACTCCAAGTTATTTTTCAAAGAGTGGTGTATTTATTTTATGTAGTTTTTAAGGTTATTATACCGTTGGAGGTACTGGTTCTCCAATAACTAAAGTAACTGTAGTAGGTGTAATCAAAGAATTAATTTGAGAAGTAATGTTAGCTTCGATAGAAGTAACCTTCTCTTCACCCATAGTACCTTGAGTCCAAGCAACAACCATTTCATTTGTTAAATCCTCAAACGGGATAAACTCTGTAACGTCGCTTATATTTAACGTTTGTGTACCAATGTTAGTAGCCGAGTAAGTCGTACCATCTGGCCTTAACTCATCTGATGTACCTGTAACTATCCAATGTACATTGTACACTAAATCTGTGTACTCCCCATCTTGTGGGTAAGCATCTACTGTTTTGCAATTCCAATCGTATGTAATCATAATTATTTATTTTCTAAAGTTAATATTCTTGATTCTAATTCTTCTATTTTATTTATAGCTTGTTGTAATGCTGCTGCAAGTAAAGGAACAACCTTGGATTGATCAATAGCTTGATATTCTGGTTTTCCTTCATAATCTAACGCATCTTTTTCACCTGAAACAGCTTCTGGTATAACCTCCGCTAATTCGTGAGCGTAAAATCCATCTACTTTTGCTTGGGTTGGTTCGCTAATCCAACTGAATTTAGAGGGTTTTAATAGTTTTACTCTTTCAAAAGCATCTAATATTTCCTCTCTATTTTCTTTTAACCTATAATCTGAAGTCGTATTGTAACTTGTACTTGTAGTGTTTATGGTAATCTTACCAACCTGAC